CAATCTGCGGGCGTCGTGACAATCTCGGCTACCGCGTCAGGTGAACTCGCCGTCGGCAACGTGCTCGAGGGTACGGGCGTTAGCGGTCCGGCGACTATCACGTCGTTCGGCACCTACACTACGGTCGCCGGCACCGGCACCGTGAACGTGAGCACGTCGGCGACCGTTTCGAGTGGTACCGCCACCGTTGCGGGCTCGGCGCTCGTGACATACGACACGCTGCGGGATGCTTTCGTGATTACCGACGGGCTCGGAACGGGCGTCGTGTCAACCATTGGTTTCCCGACAACGGACAGCTTTGCGACGGGGCTCAAGCTTACCGCCGCCGCTGGCGCGGTCACGTCGCAGGGCGCCGCAGCGAATACCCCGGCGGGCGTCATGGGCGCCGTCGTGGCTGCCACGCAGAACTGGGCTACCTTCATGACCGTTTCCGAGCAGACGCTCGGCAACAAGGAAGCATTCGCCGCGTGGGTGCAGACCACGAATCAGCGTTACCTGTACGTGTGTCAGGACAGCGATTCGAGCCCGACGACGAGCCCGGACGCTACCGGATCGTTCGGCAACATCGTGAACGCCGCGAACGACACGGGCGTAATGCCCGTGTACGACATCAGCGGCACGGGCGTGCTGGCGGCGTTCCAATGCGCCATCGCGGCGAGTGTCAATTACCAGCAACAGAACGGGCGCACGATGTTCGCGTTCCGCGGGCAGTCCGGGCTAGCCGCGCAAGTCACGAACCAGACCGTTTACGACAACCTGATTGCGAACGGGTACAACTGCTACGCCGCGTTCGCCACGGCGAACCAGCAATTCACGCAGAACCAGCCCGGACAGATTTCCGGACCGTTCGAATGGGCGGATACGTACATAGGGCAGATTCAATTGAACGCGAGCCTACAGCTTGCGCTAATGACGCTCTTGCAGACCGTGCCGGCGGTGCCGTACGTGACCCGCGGTTACAACCTGATTCGCTCGGCTCTCGTGGGCAGCGCGGCGAGCGGCAACAGTCCGCCGACCGGACCCATCTCGGCGGCGCTCTACTTCGGCACCATCGTGGCGGGCGTGACGCTTTCCGGCACTCAGTCGGCAGCGCTCAACACCGCGACGGGCGACGCGGGCGCGACGGCGACGATTCAGAACACCGGATGGTATCTACAGATTCTCGACCCGGGCGCCATCGTGCGCGGCGGACGCGGCTCGCCGACCATCAATCTGTGGTACACGGACGGCGGCAGCGTGCAGAAAATCTCAATGTCGTCTGTTGACGTTCTCTAAGGAAAATCATGGCTACCCTCACTTCCGCCAACAGCGAATTTGTTCTGGTCATCCCCGACGTGTTCGCGGGTCCGGTCATCATCCAGGGCTACGCGACCGACGACGCCTTCGGCACCGAGGACGTGAACCCCGTGGAAGCCAAGATTGGCGTCGATGGTCGCAAGTCGTCCGGCTTCACACCGTACCTCGTCAAGATGCTGATTCACATTCAAGCGGACTCGCCGTCCATCGACATTTTCGACCAGTGGAACGGCGCGCTGTACGCAGCTCGCGATGACCTGCAATGCTCGGGTTCCATCATGTCGCCGTCGCTCGGTAAGGCGTGGACCCTTAACAATGGCTCGCTGACCCGCTTCAAGCCGATACCGGATGCGAAAAAGATTTTCGAGGCGCAGACGTACGAGATTACCTTCGAGTCGGTGCCGGTCACGAACATATGATTGCCCGGGATTACGAGTTGGCTATGGACCGTAGGTACCCCTCCTACACGCTTGCCGATTTGGAAAAAGCCGTTGCCGCCGGCCGCGGTACGCCCGAAATGATGCAAGAGATTGCCGACCGCAAAAGCGGCGCTAGCGTAATCAAAGTCACGCCGCAGATTCTCGGCGGCAAGGCTCAGACTCGCGTTGGCAGAATGTGAGCCGCGCGGTTCCGAACTGATACCAATGAGCCGCCGGATACTTCTCGCAGGCCGACCGTCGGCACTCGTCAACGCGCGCTAACGCCTCGTCGTGAGTATCGAACGGTCCCGCGAGCGCTGCGCGCCTATCGGTTTCCGGGTCTATGCACGTGACGTAAAAGCCGGGTTTGTTCACCATTCCTGTACGATACCGCGCCACTGCGCTACACTCCGCGAACCACGTCTCAAAATTGGAGTTTCCCGAATGCGTCGTACTGAACGGCTGACTATTCCGGGCGTGCGCTCGGAAACCCTCGGCGAGCGCGATAACGGCAAGGTATTCATCTTGACCGAGATGTCCGCCTATGCCGGGCAGGACTGGGCGCTCCGTGCCCTGCTCGCCTTGTCCCGCAGCGGCGCGCAGTTACCCGTGGGCGCGCTCGGCGCCGGATGGGGCGCCCTGGCATCGTTCGCGTTTGGCGCCCTTCTGGGGGCTTCCCACGTGGATTTAAAGCCCCTGCTCGACGAGCTCTTAGCGACCGTCAAGTACGAGCACAAGCCGAAGCTGCCGCTCGCGGACGTGATACCCGATTCAGCCGGCAACGGTCCGGTCGAGGAAATCACTACGTTTCTGACGCTCTACAAGGCTGCGTGGACGCTCCACACGGGTTTTACGTTGCCCGCGAGTTCCCCGACTACGGGGTAAGCCTGTTCCTCGACCGCCCTCGCGGGCTGCTCAATTACGTAAATCTGCCGCCTCTTTGCGGGATGATTATTAGCGGTGGACTCGCGACGCTCGCGGAATTACAATCCGATTATGGCGTAAGAGACGCCTTCGACCTCGTAGAAGTTATCTCGGTCGACGCTTTCAACAGGCGCGAGATAACCCGACATGACCGTAATTGATGCCCTCGTAGTAGAACTCGGTCTTAACCCGGACGACTACAAACGTTCGTGGAAAGACGTTGAGCAATTCGACCAGCAAGCGCAGAAAAAGCGCGATACGGTCAACAAGAAAAATGACGCAGAGCAGCGCGAGCGCGCCCGCAAACTCAAACTCGAGGAGCAGGACCGCAAGAAATCCATCGACGGCACGACGGGCGCGATAGCGAATCTCGGGCGCACGCTGATAGGCGCCGTCATCGGCTTTGAGACGATTAAGGGCGGCCTCGAGTACCTGTCGCATATGAACGAAGCCCTCGCCGCGAAGGGGCGCACAGCGACCCGCTTAGGCGTCGACCCTGCCGCGCTCGACACGTGGGGTAAAGCCGCCGAGCTTGCCGGCGGCAAGGCTGAGGATGTCACAGCCACGGTAAGCGAGCTAGTCAAGGAGTTCCAGCAGCTTAAGACCGTGGGCGGGACGCCCGGTCCGTTGCTCACCCTCCTACAGCAATTCAGCGTGCCCTATCGCGACTTGAAAGGGAACCTCCTCGATATCGGTACGATATTCCGGGGTCTATCCGCCCGCGTGGCGGGCTTGGATGAGCAGACACGCTCAGCCACGCTCGCGCGCGGGGGAATTGCCGAAGGGCTCATCAATCTATTTAACGAGTCGCTCGAGAAGCAAAAAGAGGAACTCGACATTGCGCAAAAGCTAGTCATCGCAGACTTGGCGCGTGTGAAAGCGGCAGAAGATTTAGAGCGCGTAAAGGCGGAAGCGGCGGGGCGGCGCGATAAGCTCGGCGCTAAAATTGGCGACTTCGTTCGCCCCATCGAACAGACCATCATCGAGGGGTCGGGGGAACTGTCCGAGAGCCTCGTGAACGGGACGTTTGGCCGCGACCTAGGCAAGATTATCAGTTTCATTTTCTCGCAGAAACCAAAGAGCCTCGCGGCGAAAAATAACAACCCAGGCAACATCAAAGCGCTGCCCGGTCAACGGAGTGATATCAACGGGTTCCGCATATTTGCGACCGCGGCGGAAGGACTCGAGGCGATGCAAGGGAACGTCGAGCGCAAGCTTAAGCGAGGCAATGACACGATATCGAAGTTAATTACGGCGTACGAAGGCACCGACGCCATGAAGCATCCCGCCGATACTGAGGCGTACATCGCGCGCGTCGCGAAGTCGCTAGGCAAGGACCGGAACGCAAAGCTTACCGCGGCTGACATACCGGCGCTCATTACGGCCATGAGCGCGCAGGAGGCGGGCGTATCCGACCGGCAGCTTCGCGCTATCACGCCGAACGGCGCGACACCCTCACTGCCGCCACGCACGGGCAGCAACGGCACGGGGGCGGGCGGTGCGGGCGGCGGCACCGTGAACGTGCGGGTAGACCAGATAACGGTTAATTCCTCGCGCGCCGACCCGGCAGCCGTTGCGGACCAAGCGGCGGACGCGATACAGCGTAAAGTGACGGTCGCGCAAGCCAATGCGGGGCAGTCGTGATAATCACTCAAGGGTGGGGCGCAGGGCTCGGCATTCCCATAACCGTGGCTACCCCGCCGTTCCCGAACGTGCCCGCGCTTCTCGGCGTGCCGCAGCTTGCCCGCTCGTTGCTGGCCCCCACGAGCGCGCCGCCTACAATCGGCACGCAGGCGACCAGCGGCGCCTTGTGGCAATCTACGCAAGCGGCGCCCGTATGGGGCGTGTTCACCCAGGCGACACCCGATTTTGGGTTCGGTGCATCGCCGGGCGTGCAGGCGATAATCCCCGACAGCGTGACGGATTTTGGCTGGCGGCAAGAGTACCGCGTTTCGAATTACCAGATTCAGCAAGGGCAGTTCGCCAGCTACAACAAGGTTATTGTGCCGTTTGAAAACTCCGTGACGCTCACGAAGGGCGGCTCGCTGTCCGAGCGCACCGCGTTCCTACAGACGGTCGATGCAGTCGTTAACGATTTGTCCACGATGTACACCATCCGCACACCGGAGAAATCGTACCCCAACGTCGTATGCACGCGCGCGGAACTCTCGCGCCGCGGCGCCGGGAACTTCGCGTATTTCGACGTCGAGTTGTTTTTCGTAGAGGTCATCGACGCGACGGCGGTCTATTCCAGCACGTCCACGAATCTGTCTAATTCGTCCGTGCCCTCCGCGATACCGACGGCGAACAACGGACAGACCGCGCCGTCCGTGCCCTCGAGCGCCGTCCAGTCATCCGCGCTCGCGGCTATCGCGCCGCCCGTGCCGACAGGTTAACCCCGTGCTGCAAATTCCACTAAACGCCGTTCCCTCACAGACGCTTTCAATAACACTTGACGGGCAGAATTGCCAAATAGCGGTCTACCAAAGGGAACCCATCGTTGACGAGTATGGCGTCGCAGCGGGGCTTTTTTTCGATTTAACCGTAAACGGCGTGCTCATCATCAATACGGCGCGGTGCCTGGATAGGACGCCCATCCTGCAGGACCGGCAATACCTCGGCGTGGCGGGCGAATTTATGTTTCTCGACACCCTCGCGACGCAGGGCGGCCCGCCCACGTTCAACGGGGCGCCGCCGTATTACACGGGGCTCGGCGCGCAGTTCGTGTTGCTCTATCTCGGGCAGTCCGACTTAGCGGCAATCGGGTATACCAGTGGCCCTTAATCTCAACAAACAAATGCGGGTGACGTTCACGCTGAACGGCAGCAACGCCGTGTTCCCGGGTACGACCGCGAATCAGTTGCAGCTTACGGGGCTGCGCATGTCCGCTACGATTGTCGGCGGCGGGTATCCTGCGTGGCCGTCCGCAACCATCAAAATATATGGCATGGCGCTCAAGGACATGAACGCCCTGGCGGTGCAAGTCGTGGAGTTCGGCAAGACCGGCTACCTGCCGAACAGCGTGCTGGTTGAGGCGAACGGGGGCGACGGATGGGCGGCGGCGTACGCCGGCAACATCCTGACAGCGGCGACGGATTACTCTGCGCAGCCGGATGTCCCCCTCGTGGTTACGTCCATGTGGGGCGTGTACGATTCGGTCGCCCCCGCCACGATTACCAACTTCCCCTCGAGCGCGGCAGTTGCCGACGTGCTGTCGGTCATCATCGGCAAGATGGGGCAAGCGTTCATTAATAACGGCGTGACGGGCTCGACAGGCGGCGCGGTCTACTATTCCGGCAGCCTCACAGACCAGTTGCGCGCGGTCTGCGCGGCGTACAACTTGGACCCGACCCCGAACGGCACCAATACGGGCATTACCGTGTCCCCGAAAGGGCAACCGGATTCCGATGCGCCTATCATCCTGACGCCTCAAACCGGGCTCGTGGCGAATCCCGTCCCGCAAGCTAACGGGCGACTCACTGCGCGGGCGTTGTATAACCCTGCCTATCACGTGAAATCCCCCGTGACGATTCAAGGCAGTACGTCGGTCATCGATAACAACGG